GACATATACAATCCAGCGGACAATGCGATGGCCATGGCACGGCTCGCTAAGCAGAACTCCGAGTCCTTTCAAAAACACTTCGGCCACGCGCCCACCGACGGTGAACGATATATGATGCACCAACAGGGACTCGGGTTCTACACCAAGGGAACCATGACGAACATCCAGGGCAACCCATATCCTGGCATGAGTGGCCCGCAGACGCACGAGTCATTTGAGAAGGGATGGACGGACGAACTTGAGCGCAGAAAAGCACAGTACACCAAGATTCATCCCGCGGATTCCGAGACCGCCGGTAAAATACCAGAGACGGGCAAGCTGGCAGGACCCGCACCAGCTGATGCTGATACGGGCGCCGACCTGTTCACGCCGAGGGACCCCACGAGCCCGGGCCCGGGCGTGTCCATGGAGCCCAAGCCGGCGCCCGACCCCAAGACGCTCGTGGATGATTCACCGTCCCCGAGCGGGTCTCCTCCCGCAGCCCCAAGCTCCCCCGTGACCGGCGAGCCGCGCGCGGGCTCGGACAAATCGAGCGCACTGGATGTGATCGACGCGACGGGGCCGACGTTCGGTTCTGGCAAGGCGCGCGTCCCCGGGCTCGACGCCAGCCTTGGAAACCCGTGGGCCTAGTAGACACTTCCAAAGTGCCAGTGGTAGAGTCCTACCAAATTCATATCTTGAGTCAACGAGCGAATCGTGGAAACCCCAGGCCCGCGATCCGGGAGATAGTAAAAGTCGGACATCCAGAACGCCTCCGCGGGCGTGAACTGGCCGGTCATGATGACGTCCGACATCGGTGACATACACGCGAGTCCCGGGGCATGACCTCCGCTGTACCACCATGGGACGATGTAGTGTCCCACCCCCGAGACCTCGCCCACGATGTATGAATCATCCTTGGGCGGACCGCCCGAGCCCTCATAGATACAGAGCGCGAACGGCTTTCCCTTGTAGTGTGCGACGGCCGACACGATCTCGGGGCCCTCCCAGGACACGACGAACCGCGGGCTGCTACGAGACAAGAGAGTGCGCCTTCGTGCAGGCTCCCAACTCCAGTGGTAGGTAACGTGACGCGCGCGATTCTCAGTGACCAGCATCAGTGAACGCTTTTCTTCTCGCTCTTCCTCTTCTCGCGTCCGAGCTCGAGCTCGGCCACGACGACGGTAGCGTCGATCCCATCGACGCTACCGTCGAGCATGCCCATGAGATCACCGCTGAGCTCGGTACACGTTGAGAGGTCTTTATCCATGACGAGCTTGCCGGCCTCGCGATCGATGCTGTAGACCCGGAACACGGCGCGCTTCTCCGGCAGTGTCTCGACCGCAGCGGCGACGATGACCTCCTTGCGATCCGGGCGCTGCGACGGCATACCGCTCTTCCTAAAGGCGGCCTCGTTGCGGTACTGAGCCAACCAAGCCTCGGATATGACCACGTAGCGAACGACCCCCTTCTCCTGGAAGGCGCTGCGGACCGCGTTCAACACATGCTTGCGCTCCTCCCCATCGCCCCACGGGGCCATGAACACGAAGCCCTGTCCGTCCGCGGACTCCGCTACGAACGCGGTAGAAACCTGCTCCCCCCGAGCCACCATCTCCTCGGAAGCGCGGATCATGGTCTCGATCGTCTGTTCTAAATTCATAGCGATTCCCCTGATTTCATCGTGATGAATCATCATAACACAGGACCCAAAAAATGTCAAAAAGAAGGCGGGCCCTTTTGGGGCCCGCCCTGCCTCCGCTAGGTCGTTGGGCGAACAACGACTGCCGAGAAGCACTACTGCGCGAGTTTCCTGTACCAGTCCATGGAGTCGTCAGACTTAGACGCGACGGTGCCGTTGTCGAACGGCGGGGTGTCCGCCATCGTCTCGGTCTCAGCGAGGGACGGGGTCGTCCTGCGCGGGGCCTCGTTCAGCTGGGGGGACGCGTCACCCATGACCTGCTCGAGCTTGTTCTTGAGCTCGGAGTAGGACTTGAACTTATCGACCTTGATCTCGCCGGCGAGGGAGTGGCACTGTTTCCAGACCCGCTCCATCGTGGCGTCGTCGTCGGCCAACGGGGACTGCGCATCGAACTCAGACTTGTCGTAGTTCGTGAAGCCGTCCTTCTTCATGATCCGGAGCCGGAAGTTGGCGCCCGTGTCGATGTCGAAGGGGTTGAAGGCCTTGATGTCCGGGAACGCCGGGTTCATCTTGTCCATCAGCTTGTCGTAGATCTTCTTGCCGTACTCGTAGAGGAGCACCTTG